ATGCTACAATAATGGATTTAATTCCTGATTGTGGTTACACTTTAACTATTAATGATGGTGGTGGTGATGGCTGGGGTAATTCTTATTTAGGTGTTTACCAAAATGGAGTTTCATTAGGTACTTTTACAATGGGGCCAGGAAATTATTCACAATCATTTTCATTAATATTAGATTCAGATGCTCCAGTAAAAGTATATTACTTTGAAGTTGGTGGACCGCAAACTCCTCCAGAAGAAGTACAATTTCAAACATGGCATAATTCGTTTACATTAGTTAACGATAGCGGTGTAGTGTTATTACAAGAAGGAACAAATCCTTTTGCTAATAATGGTCAAGGAGCTTTACAAGCTTTTAGAGCACCTTTTTGGAGAACTTATGAAGCTTTACCTTATTGTGGTGACTATTGTATACCAAAAGTATTTGGATGTATGGACAGTACAGCATTAAATTATAATCCTAATGCTAATACTGCTGATACTTGTATAGCTATTGTTTATGGCTGTACTAACAATTTAGCTGTTAATTTTAATCCTCAAGCAAATGTAGATGACGGAAGTTGTATTCCTTTTGTTTTTGGTTGTATGGATTCAACAGCATGGAATTATAATTTCTTTGCTAACATAGATGATGGTTCTTGTATTTATTTTGGATGTACTGATTCAACAGCTTTAAATTATGATTCAACAGCAAACACAGACAATGGTACTTGTGTATATCCAACTTTAGGTTGCACAGATGCTACTATGTTTAACTATAACCCAGCGGCAAACGTAGATGATGGTAGTTGTATACCTTATATTTATGGGTGTACTGATATTACAGCATTTAATTATGACTCAACAGCTAATACTGATAATGGTAGTTGTATTGCTGTTATATTTGGATGTATAGATTCTACTATGTATAATTATGACCCACTTGCTAATACTGACAATGGTTCATGTGTACCTTATATTTATGGATGTACAGACGCTATAGCTTTAAATTATAATCCAGCTGCAAACACTTTAGATAACTCTTGTTGTTATATAGGAGGTTGTACAGATAGTACAGCTTTAAATTATAATGCTAACGCTTGTTTTGATGATGGCTCTTGTGTACAAATTGTAGTAGGATGTACAGATATTAATGCTTATAATTATAATCCAGCTGCCAATGTTTCAGATTCTTTAGCGTGTTTGTATGATGCTGGATGTATCACTGGAGCAGGTAATCCTTATTGGTTAAATGATATTTGTTACGCTTGGGTAATAACAATAGATTCTTATTGTTGTGAAGTGGCTTGGGATGGTTATTGTCAAGCTCAATATAATTATTGTGATTCTGGAATACCTTTAGCTATAGAAGATTTAAGAGATGGTCAATTATATATATATCCTAATCCAACTAAAGATATACTTAACTTAACAGGTATGTATAAAATAAATGTTATTATTTTTGATATGAAAGGTAATAAATTATCAGAATTAACTAACATAAATCAAATAGATTTTAGTACTTTTGCAAACGGTATTTACAACTTAAGTATAAGTTATAACGGAGCATTAATTAATCACAGAATAATAAAACAATAATGTATAGGTATAATGCAAAGCTCCTGAGAGTAGTTGATGGAGATACAATAGATGTCATGATAGACTTAGGGTTTGACATCCAAATAAAAAAAAGAGTTAGATTTTTAGGAATCAACGCACCTGAGTCAAGAACCAGAGATTTAGAAGAAAAGAAAAGAGGTTTAGCTGCTAAAGAAAGAGTTAAATGTATATTAGCTGAAAACGAAACTTTTGAAATACACTCTGAGGAGTTAGGAAAATATGGGAGAGTTTTAGGCAGTATATATATAACTAAGTTAGATAAAAAAGATTTTATGACTAAAAAATGTTTAAATGATATTTTAGTATCAGAAAATCATGCAGTTGTTTATTTTGGTGGCAAAAGATAGTATTAACTAAATAATTTATAAAAATGGGAAAAATTAATTGGATAAATTCATGGAAAAAAGGAAACAAAAAAGATAAGTTTAATTTTGAAATAAGAATAGGTAGAGTAACATTATTTGAATTAAAATTTTGTTTTGCTTCTTGTTGTAATAACAAAGAAGATTGTTCTAAAACTTTTAGACTTATAGTTTTAAACTTTGGATTTGAAATATAGTGGTAAAAATTAATAAAAAAAATAAGGAGACAACAACTAGAAGGGATGCTACATCTGTAGCCCCTTCTAAAAAATTTAAAATAATTAAAAAAGATAATACTCCTTTGCCTGATAAATTTTTACCTAAAGCAAAACTTAAAAAATTAAAAAGTTATAAAGAAAGAAAACAAGATTTAAATGAATCTATTTCTAAAATAGTACAAAACGATAAAACTCCAAATAAATTAGCATTAAGGAGATTATTAGATATGACAGCTTTTATGGAAAACTCTTATGGAGCAGATTCAACTGCATATAATAGAGATTATACAAGTTCTCAAATGTCTTTAGATGACCCAGCACTAAACAATTTACTAACTAAACCTACAAAAGATATTATAGATAAAAAAACTGGTGAAGTGATAGGCAAAGAAGAAGTTAATTACACTAATACTCAAATAGATTATTTTAATAAAATGAAAGATTATGGATTTACTAAAGAAACTATAGTAGATTCTTTAAAAGCAGATAATCCAATGGCAGCTGTTTTTATGGCTAGGTTTCAATATGGTAAAGTTGCTGAACCTTTACCTTCTGGAAATAACTGGGAAAACTATTACAATTATTATCAAAATCATTATAAAGTTAAAGGAACTGCAGATAAAAAAAGATTTAAGGATGGATGGAATTTAATGATGAAAGGAGAATTTAATAAGTAATAATATGAAAATTGTTTTAAAATTATTATATTTGTTAAAATAAAATAAATTATGGCAACATTAACATCAACATTAACATTAGTAAGTACAGACGCTACAACAGACGCTTTAAGTCTTACTACAAGTTCTGCTTTAACAGTAGGACCACCTCAAGTGGGTATATCAAAAGTAGCAGCAGAGGCTTCTGGGGGAAGTGATAAATCCATAAAACCAAGTGGTACAGCTAATCAATATCTTTACATAAAACATACAGGTAAGCAAGGTGATGGTTCTACAGCTACTACTAGTGCTCTTGTTGTTAAAGCTGGTTCAACTACAATTCTTGTAGTGGGAGCAGATGAGTTTGCATTTCTTCCTGTTAAAAATGATGTAGTAATAAATATAGTATCTTCTA